GCGGCCACGCGGTCCTGGGCACTCAGGTAGGCGCTGGTGCCCGCCTCGCGCACGGCGTTGACGCCGGCTTCGGCGCTTTCAACGGCGGTACGGGCACGCTCCACATTGGCGCGGGCGGTCTCCACCGCCTGGGCGTACTCGCGCTGGGCTTGCGCAGCAGCAGAGGCGGCGGCCTGACTGTCCTGCAGAGCGGTGATTTGGTCAAAAAGCGCGCGGTTGCTTTCGTCCAGCGCTGCGCGGTCGAGAGCGCGCAGCGCGTTGGTGTCGCCCTGCAGCTGCAGCAGTTGGCGCTCCAGGCCGGCGCGCTCTTGCGCGATGCGGTCACGCTCTGCGGCCAGCGCGCGCTCGGCGTCTGCGGCCTCTTGCGCGGCCTGGGCAGCGGCGGCCGCAGCGGCTTGGCTGTCTTGCAGCGCGGTGATTTGGTCAAAGAGCGCCTGGTTGGAAGCATCTAGGGCGGCACGATCCAGGGCACGCAGGGCGTTGGTGTCGCCCTGCAGCTGCAGCAGCTCGCGCTCCAGGCCCTGGCGCTCGCGCAGGATGTCTGCCGCGCTGCGCAGGGTCTCGGTGACGGTTTCGCCGGCTTCGGTCACTTCTTCCAGCACGGGCGTGATGGCGGCGAAGGTGCCGCTGAGCTGCACAAGGGCCGCGAAGTTCTTGCGCCCGGCCTCGGTGTTGAGATCTTGCGCTTCTACCAGCTGGCGGTAGGCGTCGCGGGTGGCGGGCAGGCTCAGGCCCATGTCGCCCAGCGCCTTGGTGAGCTGCTCGGTGGTCTTGGCGGTGCGCTCGGCCTCGCTGTAGAACTCCGAGTAGTAGCTGGCGGTGGCCTGGCCAAAGGCCTCCAGGCCGCCGAAGGCGTCAGCCAGTTGGCTGGCCAGGTCTGCACCGGCCAGGCTGGTGGCGTACAGGTTCAGGCCCAGCACGTCGAGCGCGGGGTTGACGGTGCCCAGGCTGCTGGCCAGGCGCTGCAGGGTCTGGACGTTGGTCTCGCCTTCGCGGCGGTAGCTCACGCCCGTGGCCTCGATGGTGCGGGTGACTTCGGTCACGCGCTCCACAAAGCCGTTGAAGGTATCGCCTTGCTCGCCGTAGCTCCAGGACTCGATGCTTTCTGTCAGCGTCTCGGTCACCGTACGGCTGGCGCCCAGCACAAACGCGGCCAGGTCTTCGTTGGCCTGATTGAGCGCGGCCTGCACCTTGGCGCCGGCCTCTTCAGGCGACAGGCCATCGAGCTTGATGCCGCGCGCTGACAGGTCGTTGTGAAGGATGTCGGTGCCCAGCTGCGTGGTGAAGCTGCGCACGGCGTCACCGCTCAGGCCCAGCGACTCGGCCATGCTGGCGGCGTTGGTGCGCAGCGCCTCGTAGGCCGTCTGGATGGCGCGGCTTTCAGCGCTCACCTGCTGGTTGACCATACTGTAGTCAGGGCCGCTGAAAAGCGTGCCGCCGCGGCGCTGCAGGTCGTAGCTCTGGATGTCGCCTTCGCCCAGCGTGCCGGTGAGGCCGCCGCCGACGATCTTTTTGGAGCGGAAAACGCCAGCCACGTTGAGCACGGCCAGCGCCGCGGCCACGTAAGGGATGGCGGCGGCCACCGATGCGCCCGCACCCATTGCGCCGCCAGCGCCCGCAGTTGTCGGCCCCATCAGGCCCGGGGCCAGGGTGGCGCCCTTCATCCCCGCGCTGAAAGCCGTGAGGGCTTGACTGCCGAACACGCTGCCCGCCATGCCCACCGCGTTGGCGATGGAGCCGGTGATGCTGCCCGTGATGACGCTGCCGATGTTGGCCGCTGTGACGCCGCCCTGCAGCAAGCTGGTGGCGCCTCCAGCCAGCGGGTTGACCACCGCCTGGATCACCGGCCGCAGCACCATCGACCGGAACAACCCCTTGATGTACTCCCAGGCGCTCTTGCCGCCCGTCATCAGCGCGTCCGTCAGCGACTGGCCGATCTGGTCTGCGGTGCGGCGCCACTCTTCCTCAATGGTTTTGGTCTGCTCGATGCTGGCGCGCACGGTTTCGCGGTTGACCACGGCCTCGCGGATCTGGCGGGCGTATTCCTCGTAGGCGTAGGTACCCTTTTGCAGGCCGGTGGCTTCCAGTGCCAGCAGCGCGTTGTGGATCTCGCGCTCCTGGTTGCTCATGCTGAGCGCGGCGGTTTCGTTGTTGATGGCCGCAACCAGGTCTTTGGCCTTGGCCAGGCTCTCGTCGATGGCCTGCTCTGCGGCCTCGTAAGCTGCCACGGCCTTCAGGCCGCGGGCGGCGGCCAGGTCCAGCTCGGCCTTGAGCGTGCGCTGCAGCTGCTCTTCCAGCTCTTGCTCGGCTTTTTCGTAGGCAGCAATGTTGGCCATCTGGCGCTTGGCCTGGATGTCCAGCTCGGCCTGCCGGTCCTTGGCAGCCTTGATGGCCGCTTCATCAGCGGCCTTGCGGCGGGCTTGCTCGGCGGCGATGTCAATGACGGACGGCGCAGCTAAGGCGAAGGGGGGGTTTATTTCGTCGCCACGGCCGGCGCCGGCATTGCGGCGTCCAAACGCTGCGTCCAGGGCGGTGCGGGCTTTGACTGCTTCGCCTTGCAGCTCGCGCAGTTGCTGCGTGGCGTCGCGCAGCTCTTTCTGCAGGTTGGAGCGGTTGAAGCCCGTGACGTTTGTGTCACTCAGACGGCTTTCCAGGCGGGCGATTTCTTCCAGCGTGGCCTGAATGCGCGCGTCTTTGAACTGCGACACCAGCAGTTTGAAGAAGCCTGACATCACGCCGCCATTGGCGCTGAACTTGTTGAAGGTTGTGAGGGTGTCGTTGAGAGCTGGCAGCAGGTCTGAGACAAACGAGCGCGCAGCCTCGGTGACGTTGGAGCCCAGCAAGGCCATCTGCTTGTTGAACTTCTCGGCCTCCGCCGCCTGCTGCGCAGTAACGCTGGCCTGCAGCTCACCCGCCTCGGCCAGGTCTTTCAAGAACGGCGCAGCCTCGCGCACGCTCTTGCCAAACAGCTCCTGGACGATGCGCGCCTTGTTGGCATCGTCCGCAAAGCTGGCCAGGGCCACGGCCGTCTGGCGCAGGGCTTCGGCGGGGTCCATCTGGCGCAGCTTGGCGGCTTCCAGGCCGATGGCCTGCAGGGCGATGCTGGCGCCGTTCTTGCCGTCCGCTTCCTTGAGCTGGGCGTTGAACTTGACCAGCATGCTGCCCACCTGGTCCAGGCTGGCGCCGTTGCGGCGGGCCACCTGGTCGAGCTTGCTGATTTCCTCGATGCTGGCGCCGGTGGCGTCCACCAGATCGTTCATGGCGTCCAAGCCGTTGATGATGGCGCGCGTCCACTGCACCACAGCGGTGATGCTGAACGCGCCCGCCAAAACACCGCCCAGCTTGCTGAACGCGCCCGCCATGCCCTGGGCTGTGCGCTCGGCCATGGCCTGGGCGCTGTTCATCTGGCGCTGAAACTGCGCCAGGTCTGCCATGAGCCGGATGTTGAGGTCGCCGGCTTGCATGTCAGTGCACCTGGCGCTTGGCGGCGGCGGCCTGCTCTTGGCGTGCGCGGGCGCCAAACAGGTTGCGCACGCGGTCTGCAACGCGCTGGCGGGTGGTGTCTTCCAGCTCCACCCAGGGGGCGGCGCAGTCGGGCTGGGCGGCTGTTTGCAGCATGCCCACCCAATCCATGCTCAGGCCGCGCAGCGTGCGCGCCTCCCAGGCGGTGAGTTCCACGCCCGTGTTGGCCTGCCAAGCGGCAATGTCAGCATGCGTGAGCGGTATGGGGCCCATGCCACCGTAGGCCACCGGGCCAGCGTCCAGCAGGTAGCCCGCCAAGTGGGCGGCGGGGCCTGCATCCGGCAGCGGGGGCTGAACACCTTGTTCGTCGAAGCGTTGCATCCGCGTGGCCGGCTGGGTGGTGGTGGGTTTCTTGAGGTTTTTCTTCGACGAGGTTTCGATGGGCGCGTGCAGGTAGGCGAGCTGTCGCACGTACAGGCTCACGCGCTCCCGGCAGTCGTCGAAAAATTTGCCCAGTCCCCAATGGCCTTGCTGACCTGGTCGGCGATGAAGCCGATGGACGGGTCTGCGTAGGCCGCCTCAAAGGCTTGCGGGTCGCCCTTGTAGGCCCAGCCGTTGAAGCTGACGGTGCAACTGGCCAGAAAGGAGGCGTTCTCGCGCGCCTGCTCTTCGGCGCTCATCTCCAGCTTGCCCTTGCGCTGCATGCGCTTCATCAGGCGTTGCGTGCGCTCGGCATTGGCGCGCTGGTAGGCCTTGGAGCCGGGGCCGTAGACGGTGACGCTCAGGCGCTTGCCATCGGCATCGGCCAGCGGCTCGTCGTTGGCGTTGACCAGCTCCAGCGTGAACGTGTCCTTGGCGGCGAGTGAGGTGATTTCGAACATGGTGAGGTGTGGGGGCTTCGCAGGGGTTGAAGGTTTGCCGGTGCCCGAGGGCGCTCCCCTGCGAAGAGGAGACGCCACCCGGGTCCGTGCTCAGGGTGAGCTGGCTGGATCAGACAGCCAGGTCTTCCACCACGCCGACGCCAGCGCTGTTGGTGGTCAGCTCCAGCATGATGGTGGCGGTGGTGACGCTGTCGACCGAGCCCACGTTGACCTTGAACGACATGACCTTCGCCTGGAAGTAGTAGTCGTCGCCGTTCTGCGTGGTGATCTTGAACGAGTAGTCGTTGTCCGACTGGCTCGCCGTCTTGGCCAGGATCTGGCCGGCGTCGTCGGTGTCCAGGCCTACGGTCATGCTGATGGAGCCCTCGTTGAACGAGCCCTTGAGCTTGACGGTGCCGCGGCTGCCGATGGGGTTGTGCGTGATGAGGTTGTACTCACGGCCAAACTCGCCCAGGTCAGTGACCTCGCCGATGGTGGTGAACGTGAGTGCGGTGTAGCCGGCGACGTTGAAGGTGGCCGGTGCGCCAGAAGACAAGCCGATGGTGGTGCCGGCTGAGGAACGAACGGTCATGATGGACTCCTTGAAGGGTTAGCGCTGAAGCAAGAGATCAAGCGCGCACACGCCGGTGGCGTCGTGGCGCGCGTTGGCGACGCGGTAGCTGCCGGCGGCCTGGCCGGTGGAGATGACCAGCACCTTGCCCTCGGGCGCAGCAGGGACGCTGGCTGATGGCAAGGTGTAGGTGGGCGAGGTGCCGGCGGGGCCGAAGCCCGCCAGCGATGCGTCCTCAAAGCCGGCCTCGAAGATGCCCGACACCGCCGCGCCGTTGAGCACGCCAGGTGTGGCGAACTCCGCGACGTTGAAGAACGGTGTCAGGTCTTCTGTGAACACGGCAGCACCTGGTGCGTCAGTGGCCTGCGGTCAATCAGGCCGTGATGGCGTCCACCATGGTGGCGAAGGACTCGGCGTGGCGAATGGCCACGTCCACGTCCTGCAGGGCCACCACGCGCACGCTGCCGGCGGTGCTGAGGCTGTACGGGTCCACCATCAGGTCCAGCGTGCCCCACATGCCGATCAGCAGGTCGGCAAAGTTGCCGAAGATGATGGCTGACAAGCCGGTGCCGGTGCCCTTGGTCAGGTTGGACGGCACGGCGTTGGTCACCGCAGCGCGGTAGCCGTTCAGCGGCGTATCGCCACCTTCCCACACAAAGCCGTTTTGGCCTGACACCTTGGACGTGCCCTTGAGCTTGCCGCGCACCTTGGCGTTGGTCAGGTAGCTCATGGTGCCCACGTCGGCATTGGCCACGGACACATCCGTTTCCAGCTCGACGATGTTGCCCCAGGTGGGCGCAGCGCCATCGGTGCCGCCGGCAACGCTTGGGGTGATGAGCGTGAGCAGGCCGCTGGGCTGGTTGCTCAGGCCCGTGCCGCTGATGGCGGCTTGCTGGATGGCCAGGCCCAGCACGGTGGCCAGGTCTTGCTGCACCAGGGCTTCCACGTCCAGGCTGGACTGGGCCAGCAGCTTGCGGCTGATGTCAGTAAAGGCGCCCACTGTCTTGGGCGACATCGTGACCTGGTCAAAGGCCTGCTGGCTTTCGGTGGGGGCGTTGCCCTCAGAGACCCAGTAGGACGTGCCGGCACCAGTCTGGCGCGGGATGGCGACGTTGCCCTGCAGGCCCGTCAGCATGCGGGTGCCCATGCCCATGATGACCATGGCGTTGCGCAGCAGGCTGATAAAGTCGCCGGCCAGCAGGTCGGTGGCCACCAGATTGCCGCCGGCAGTCGGCGTGCCCACCACCAGGTCGCGCTTTTGCACGTCGTGCGGCAGGAAGAAGCCGCGGGCAGACTTGCCGAGCTTGGCGCTCACGGCGTCAGAGCACTCGCGCTCAAAGGCGGCGGCGCGCTGGGCGGCGGCGTCAGACGGGTTGGCCAGCGCGTTCAGGGCGCGCATCAGGCTGTAGCGCTTGACTTCGGTCTTGCTCATGCCCACGTCAGCCGTGCGCACGGGCGCGGTGGTGAGCTTGGCGATAGCTTCAGCCTGGAACTGCTCGGTGGTCAGGCCGCGCTGGATGGCGTCCATGGCCATCTCGGCGCCGCCGGGCAGGCCCTTGGCGATCTTGGAAATCTCTGCGGCGTGGTTGCGCGCTTCAACGGTGACATCAGACACGATGTGCTCCTTCGAGGATGGGGTTTTGGGTTCAGTGACGGCTGCCATTGCGGCGGCCGGGGGGTCTGCATCGGGGCCTGACTCCAGGGTGGAATCCAGGCTGCGGCCGACGCCGACCGTGGGGTCAGCTGGCACGGACACCAGCGACACCTCGAAGGGCTCCCAGTCGTTGACGCGGTAGGTTTCCACACCGTCCCGCTCTTCGACCAGTTGCGCCTTGTGGATCATGTAGCCCACGCTCACGTTGCGGCGGATGCCGTCACGCACGTCGGTCCACACTTCCTCTGCGCGTGCACTCCTCCCGAAGCGCACGGTGGCACGGGCTACGCGGTCCGCGCCCACCTCGACAGACTCGATGACGCCGACCACATCCCGGGAGTCGTGGTCGACCAGCAGATTGGCCCCGCTGCGCAGGCGCCCCTGGCGCATGGCGGTGGGCGTGATGTCCAGGATCTCTATGCCCCAGTAGCGCTCGTAGGGCGTCTCGCTGGCGAAGGCCAGCGTGGCGGTGCGCGCTTGCTCGTCGATGGCGGCGCGCTCCACCTGCAGGGCGCGCTCGGTGCGGCCCTTGGGCAGGGCGCGCTGGAGATTGGGTGGGAGCTTGCTCATGCGCCGCATGGTGCGGCGGTGCTTGTCAAGCGCGTAAGGCAAGCGGCTTGACAGTGCTCAATTCAGTGGCCGAGGAACACCAGCTCCTCCTGCCGCTTCTTGCGCGGCCGGCGCGGACGCACGGGCACGAAGGGCACATCAAGCCAGGGCCGGTTGCTGAAGGCGCCGCCGCCTGGCTGCACCACGGGCGGCACTTGCATGGCCAGCAAGCCGAGTGAGGCCACGGCCAGCGGGGTGAAGCCGATGCCGTTGAGGGCGACGGCGCGGGGGGAGATCACGCGGCGCGGGCGACGGTGACGGTGCCGCCCGCCTCGGTGATGGTTTGCGTGATGCCGCCGGCCTGGCGCTGTGTGGCGCTGACGGTGAGCGGCTGGCCAGCCACCAGGCCGTGGATGGCAGCCAGGTCGAGGATGCGGGCCAGCTCGGTGGCGATGGCGGCGCGCACTGCGGTGGCAATGGCGTCGTCACCGGCAGCGGTGAGCGTGCGCGTGGCAGCCTGCCACACCGCGGCTGCGGTCTGCTCCTGCGTCAGGGCCGTGCCGGTGACCACGTTCTGCGTCACCACCGCCGAGTTCACCAGCGACGACACGGTGGCCGGGTAGATCGGCTGATCGGTGGCTGACCAGTACGGGGTGGCGTAGTTGTCGCTGTACAGCACGCCCGCGATGGCCACGACGTTGGCGTCGTACTGGAACTTCCAGCCGTTGGTCATGAAGAACGTGACCCCGGTCTCGCCACCAGGGATAGGGTCGCCGCCAGAGAAGCGGATGGCTGGAAGGTACTTGGTGTTGTCGTCGATCTCGACCCAGCGCACCCAGGCCGAGTAGACGTCCTCGCGGATGTTGATGGACGTGACGTTCTCGTTGACGATCACCCGCTTGTTGGGGCCGTCAAATGAGACCTTCTCGAACAGCTCCCACTGTTCGGCGTAGGTCTGCCAGAGATACGTCAGGCTCACTGCGTGATCTCTTTCCAGCCGGTCTTGGCCATCACCTTGACGTTGTTGGAGCCAAAGTATTTCTTGACCACCAGAGCCCAATGGAAGCGGCTACCGAAAGTGCCGCTGATGGTGCCGCCACTGGTGTAGGTGCCGAAGGCCGACGAGTTGAGCGGGGTCGTGAGCCCGGCGTCGGTGTAGAGCTCGGCGGTGGTGGGCCCGGTGATTTTCATGTAGTAGGTGTTGCCGTTGACTTGCGTCATGCCGCCAACGCCGGAGAACTTCACCGCCGCGCCATCGCGCAGCATGTGAACCATGTCCACCGTCAGCACCGCGGTCGCCGCCTTGGTGATGTTGGTCACCGTACAGGTGCGGGTGCCGCCCATCTCGGAGTAGTTCTTTACCGCCCCGGCCTGCATGTTGTTGAAGGTCTGCGTCAGGTCTTGGCTGATTCGGCCATTGACAAGCTGCTTCAGGATGGCCCTGCCGCCGCCGTAGTACGTGGCCGCAACGTCGTAGTCGACGGTGGGAGATGTCGTGTCTTGCCATACCAAGCCAGACATCACAGGCTCGGCCACGATCTCCACCTCCACCAATGCGGGGTTGCCGGTCGTGGTGTCGTAGGCCATCACCTCCAGCTCGGTGGGCAGGTACAGCGAGTGGTTCACCCGGCCGTTGTCGAGAAGCTCCGCCGGGGCGAGCGTTCCCATGTAGTGGTAGGTGTCGTTGGTCGTCAGTTCCTTGGTGAGGATGTGTTGATTGGGCCGACCAAAGGTCCGAATATCGATGGCGCTCTCGGTCCACATGGACGAGCAGAACACCCGCATCTCGCTGGTGCTGGCCGTGGCCGCCGTGTTTTCCTGCACGAAGCACACCGGCAGGGAGCCGGTGCCGGTCATCGACGCCGATGCCGTGTTGGCGTGGTTGTACTCGTGGCACACGATGCGCTGGTGCTCGTAGTACACACCGAAGCGCGCTCCACCCGCGCCCAACCACTGAATGTCAATCCAGTACAGGTTGTCCTTGGTGACATCAATATTCATCTGCGACGGGCCGGTGCCGTCGAGCTTGTCCTTGTTCCAGTCCTCCTGCCAGGTGATCGTATCGACCACCGAGCCGCTGATGTCGCTGCGCACCAGCAGCCCCAGCTTGACCGTCGCGCCGTCGGCCTTCTGGATGAAAGCAAACCCGTTGCTGGCGTCGAACATGCCCCAGGCCCGAGTGAGGCCCACCTTGCCCGCATCGCCCAGAGCCAGCGTGCCCATGAACAGGTGCGATGAGCCGGGGATGTAGTGGTGGTAGGTGTTCGAGGTGTGCGTGGCCAGTGCGCCGCTGGTGGTGCCCACCGAGAGCGTCGCGGCCCGCTTGTTGGCATCCCACGTCACCGTGCCGCCATTGACAAGCGTACTGCTGAACGCTTCCGGCATCAGGCCGTTGGCAAAGACGTACTCCCCAAGCAGCGTACCCTGGCTGACGCGCAGCTTGCCGAACGCATCCAGCTGCGGCTGGCCCTCGGCAAACGTGACCTGGGCCGATCCGAACTTGTCCACCCACAGCCCGTACTCTGGGTTGTCGTAGCTGGTGATGTGGTTGGTGTTGATGTACAGGTCGCGGATCTCGAACGTCGGGTGGACCTGGGCAATGGTCACCCCGTCGTAGACGATGTTCTCGCTGGGCTGCGGCGACAGGTTGTTGAAGACCGCCGACTTGCTGTAGTGGACCTGAAGATAGCCCGTCGTCGCGGTCAAGGCGTCCACGCCGTGGACGTGCATCGTGAACCCGGAGGTTCCAAGCGACACGCGCTCACCAATGACGAACGTCCCCGTGCGATTGGTGTACGGCACCATCGCCGTGTGCTTGTAATTGATCCTCGGCCCGGTCGAGGCCGGGGGGATTCGAGTAAAGAGACGTTCGCCAGCCATGTTTGCTCCTTACGCCACGTAGGCGCGGTCTTGCTCTGCCACCAGGCCGATGACGATGCCCTTGCTGCGGCTGATGATGCCTGTGGCCACCACCGGCTTGGCCACGCCCTTGTTGCCGGCCACCACCGTGACGGGCACGTCACCGCCGGGGCTGGTGAAGACCGAGCGGCCGCCCTGGGTGTTGGTGTCGTAGGCGAAGGTGAAGCCCTTGGTGGCCGCGTCGATGGTGCCCGCGATGGGGTTGCCATCCTTGTCGTTCACCGTGATGGCGGTGGCGGTGCCGTAGTCATCCGTGCCGGTCACCGAGTCGGTGATGTACATGCGGTAGTAGCCCGTGCTGCCGCTGGTGAGGAAGCTGTTGAACTGCAGCTGACCAGCGGCCGCGTAGTTGTACTGGCGCGCGACGCCGTTGTCGTCGATGAAGTAGACGTTGTTCAGGAAGTTCGGGTCGATGTTCTGGATGAACACGCCCTGACGGCAGAACAGGTCCGGGCCGACAAAGTACATCAAGTCGTTCTGGATCTTGCCGATCTTGGTGCCCGCGCTGTTGGTCACCGCGCTGTTGATGTCGGTGCCCTGACGCAGCAAGTACTGCACCTTGGTGTAGATCTCCTGCAGCGTGGCGCTGTTGCCTTCCACGATGATGCTGAAGGGGAAGTTGTCGCTGGCGGTGTTGATGTCGATGGACTGCGCCACCGAGTAGTAACTGACGTTGATGCCGGTGTAGGGCGCAACGCCGATGCCTGCGTCCGCCACCAGGGTGTTGAGGTCGTCCGCGTTGCTCAGCAGCACGTTGACGGTGTAGGCGCCCGTGGCGGTCTGGCCGGTGTCGGCCAGGGTGGAGCTGGAGTAGGTCTTCTGCTCTTCGCGGGCGTAGGCCTTGAAGAATGCGCGCTTGTCGAAGGTGGTTGTGGTCGCGTCAGCGGTGGCATTGCCAAAAACCTGGATGCCTTCGTTTACCTCATCGGTGAAGGTGAAGTTGGTCGGGCTATCGGTTGAGGCCCGCTGGTAATAGAGCTGGGCGTTGGCACTTACCTCACCCAGTGACACGATGCCCACATACTGGCGGGCCAGAACGCCACCGGACGTGTACTCTGACCAGCCACCGTCACGCAGCATCTGGCGCGTGGTGTCGTTGGCCGGCTTCCAGCCGCTGAAAGACCCGCCGTCGGTGCCGAACTGGAACTGGCCCGACTTCGCGTCAATCGCGTACATGGGGAACGGAAACTTGTTGTAGGTGTCCGTCTCCCAAAGCTTGATGAATTTGGAATACAGCGCCTGCAGCGTGACGCCATCCTTGGCCACCAGGTTGCCGGCCGCCACCAGCGTGAAGGTCTTGGCGGTGGTGTTGATGGTGATTTCGGTGCCGACGTTCAGGTTGTCGCCGTCGATGATCTTGGGCATGGCTTACTCCAGGGTGATGACGTAGTTGCTGTTGGCCAGCACGGTGTTGTCGTGCAGCCGTTTTTCGACGTTCATGGTCTCGCCGTTGGCGAAGGTGATGACCTCGGCGGTCTCGTCGACGCGCTCGCCCAGGTGCTTTTTGTCTGTGGAGTCCACGACGGTTTTCATGGGGTGTAGTTCCTGTCGACCACTTGCGCCACCGGCAGCGAGGCGTTGCCGTTTTCCAGCAGGTAGTTGCGCACGATGTAGGGCACGTAGCCGGCCTTGTAGACAGCCACGTCCACGTTGACGCCTGCGCTGTAGGTGTAGCTGTACGCAAAGCTGGTGACGGGGTTGGTGGCGCCGTCGTTGATGGCCAGCACGGTGTCAGTGCCGGCCGTCAGGATGACCACATCCGAGCCGCTGACGATGTTGGTGATGGTCAGGGTTTTCTGGCCCGCCACCACGGTGACCGTCGCACCTGCGGTGCGCACGCTGATGGCGCTGTCCGAGTTGATCGTGACGTTGCCGCTGGCGATGTTGACGTAGACCGCCTCGTTGCCGGTGCTGCCGTTGCTGGCCGCGAAGCCCGTAAAGGTGTGGCCGGTGAGCGTGTAGGTGCCGGCGGCCGTGATCTCAATGGCGTGCCCGGTGCCGTCGCTGGCAAAGCTGCAGCCGCTCAGGTTGGTGGCGTCTGAGGCGGCATCGAGCTTGAGCTGCGAGGCCGTCTGGTTGCTGAACGAGCAGCCAGTGATGGTGGCGCCGTTGACATCGATGGTGCCGCTGACGTCGATGGAGCAGTTGTCCAACACCGACCCGGCCGACAGCACGCCCGAGCGCAGGTTGGCCAGCGAGCAGCCGTAGGCCTTGAAGTCGCTGTTGGCGTCAGCGGCGATGTTCCACACCTGCCCTGCTTGGCCACGCACCACGCACGCGGTGAGCGTCATGGTGGTCTTGTTGCCCGAGGCGCCCTTGAGGTTGAACTCGTACAGCGTGTCGGCCACCGGGTAGTCGCGCCAGATCAGCACCTGGTCGGTGTCTGAGAAATTGCAGGCCTGCGCCTGGCCGGTGGCGCCAATGTTGATCTTGCCGGCGCCGTAGTAGATGCCCGCGTTTTGCGTCAGGATGCCCCAGGCGTTGGCGGTGGTGCGGTCCACGTTGTAGATAGACAGCAGCGTGATGGTGTCGCCAGCCAGTGAGGTGGTGGCCGTCAGGCCGGTGCCGCGGCGAATCACGTCGACGAACACGTTGTTGAGCGCGGTGTTGACGGCGGTGTTCTGGCGGCACAGGATGCCGACGTTGCGCACCGTGCTGAGCGTGAGCGTGCCGGCGGAGACGTCTGCCGTGCTGGCGGGGTCGATCACATAGCACTTCCAGCCTTGCGACACGGGCATGGTGTCTGAGCCGTCCACGTTCCACCGCTTCATGTTGGTGGTGCTCCACGCGCTGGTGGAGGTAGTGGAGGTGTTGGTCAGGCCAATGCTCACGCCCTGGTTGGCGCGGGTGAGCATGTTGCCGGCGGTGACGATCAGCCGCCAGACAAACAGGTGGAGGCCTGTCAGGTCAAACGTGGCGGTGGCGTTGAAGTGCCCGCCCACATCGGTGGCGCCCGTCGTGCCGCCCGTCTTGTTGGCAATACAGCCAGCGCCTTCCACAAACGCATCCGCCTCGGCCAGCGGGTTGCCGGTGTTCACGCCGTTCAGGCGGTAGAACGTGCCGCTGGCCGTGGTGGTGTCTGCGGTCGTGATGACCTGCAGATCGGTGGTGACGGAGATGGCCACGGCTTACGCCTCGTAAGTCGTGACCGTCTTCACGATCTCGTCGTTGTCGTCGCGCTCCACCGTCTGCACGGCGCGGGCCGGGTGGGTGTTGTGGACGGTGACGGGGGCGGGCTCGACCTGGTTGATGACGGTGACGGCCGGGGCCTCGGCGCGCGTCTCGGGCATGACGGCCTCGATGTGCACCTGGGGCTCGGGCGTTTCGATGTGCGCCTCCAGCTGCACGTCGGCCTGGCGGATGGTGATGGGGGCGTGCACGGTGACCTGGCTGGCGGGCTGCTCCAGGCGCAGGTCAATGCGCTGAGGCTCGCGCGGCTGGGCGGCCTGCATGGCCCTGGCCATGGCGTCAATAACGGCGGCCACGGGTGTGGCTTGGGCGCGGCCTGCCTCCGCGTCGTCACCAGCCTGGGCGGCGGGTGCGCTGGCCGGCGCCGGGCCGCCTGCACCAGGCGTGGCGTCGTAGGCGGTCAGGCGCACGCCGTACTCGGCGGCCAGGTCTTGCGCGGCCTTGATGGCGGCCAGGGTGTCGTCGAAGTCATACCCCATGGCCGCGCTCAGGTCTTGCGGGCTCATCAGGCCGGCCTTGACCTTGAGGATGTTGGCCTCGGTGTCGGCCTTTGGGTCCACCCAGTCCCAGCGGCGGGCTTGCCACTGGTGCACGCGGAACTTGTCGGCCTTGGCCGCGGGTAGCGCGCTGCCGTTGGGCATGACGATCAGGCCCTTCATCAGGCACCACTGCAGCCAGGCCTGGAAGACGGGCTCCATGAAGGTGGCGATGAACCACTCCTGGTCTGCGGCCCAGCGGTCGCGCTCTTCCAGCGTGCCACTGCGGATGCTGGAGAAGTTGACGCCCTCCAGGTCGTTGGCCAGGGAGTGGTACGCAATGCCCCAGCCGCTGGCGATGCGCTGCAGGTGGTGTTTGACGAAGGGGCCGACCACCTGGTCGGGGTAGCGGCTTTCATGCGCCTGGAAGGTGACGCCAGGCGGCAGCACGTCGTAAGTGCCCGGCTGGGTGACGGTGATGTTCTCGCCCTCGCCGTCCACAGCGCCTATGGGGCTTTGGCCGTCGGGCGTCTGGAAGAAGCCGAAGTGGTTGGCGCCGTTCTCGGCGGCCAGCAGCGTGGCCAGACTGAACTTGCCCAGGTGGTGCAGGCTGAGCACGCCCGGGGCCATCCAGGGCACGCCGCGGGCTTGCTCGGGGCGCTCCACGCGCAGCACGTGCAGCACCTCGCCAATGGGCAGGCGGATGCGCTGGCGGCTGCTGGCGGCGCCGTCGTTGGGGTGGGCCTCGAAGATCCAAACGGCCTGCGGGCGGTGGAACTCGTCGATTTCCACGCCCATGACCACCGCGTTTTGCGCACCGGCTCGGGCCACGGTGTGGGTGGTGTCGATGCGGTCTACGTCGATGGCCTGCAGGGCGAAGCCGAAGCGGTTGCCCGCCTGCGGACCGCGCACGATGCGCACCAGAAACTCGCCGTCGCTGGGCAGCTGGCCCACCAGCGTGTCGCACAGGTCACGCAGGCTTTGGCGGCCGGTCACGTCGCACTGCGCGCTCCACTCGGCCCAGGCGGCCTCGATGGCCTGGTTGGCCAGGCGGTCAGGCCGGTCGGGGCCGTCTGACACGCGGGCCTGCAGGCGGATGCCGCCTGGGCCCACGATGTTGGACTGCACCATCAGGCGGAACTTGCGGGCGTAGTCGTTGTTGTTGATGAGCTGCCGGCAGCGGGCGCGCAGGCGGTCGAGGTCGCCGCGCAGCTCTTGGTTGATGCTGACGGTGGTGGCCTGCCAGTCAGAGGTCAGGCGGTCCAGGCGGGCGGCCTCAAAGCGGCGTTTCTGCACGCGGGCAACCGGCGCAATGCGCTCGGCCAGCCACTGGCGGGTGCTGGTGATGATGTTCATCCAAACCTCACGAAGACGCGGCGCCGGTCAGGCAGGCCGGCGGCCACGGCGGCGGCGGCGTCTTCGCGCAGCACCTCCGCGCGGTACTTGTCGCGCAGGGCCAGCAGGTCGGCCACGGGGATGTGCTTCAGGCTGCGCCCTGCGATGGTGTATTCCGCCGTGCTGCTGCTGGCCCGGCCCTCGATGACGGCCTCGATGGCGTCCAGGGTCTTGCGGGCGTGGGTGCGGGCGTCGAAGGTGGCGGCGCTGAAGGCGTTGCGCACCGTGAGGCGCCCTTCGCCCACGGTGTAGATCTCGCTGGCCTTGCTGACGCGGGCGCGCCAGTCGTAGGTGCCGGCGGCGTAGCCCGCGGTGGTGGCGGCGGCCACGGTGACGGCGTGGTCGTCTCCCGAGGCCGAAGCGTTGACGGTGATCTTGGCGCTGGCGTTGATGAGCGTGTAGCTCAGGGCCCAGCCGGCGCTGGCGGGGTAGTCAGCCAGGCTGCGCGTCCAGCGCCAGGTGTCGCCGGCGTTGACGCTGCTGGGCTCAATGGTGGGGGTGTCGGCCATGCGTTAAGGCGCCCGGGCAGGGCGCGGTTGCGGCTGACGATAGGGCCCGGCCTGTCAAGCCGGTAAGGCAAGGCGCTTGACGCCGGCCGCCGGCTCGTCTTCGGCCAGGATTTGGTGGATGCGTTGGCGGCTGAGCCGGTAGCGGCGGCACAGCAGGCCGATGTGCTCGCCGTTGCGGTGGTCGCGCCGGATGGCGGCGTTGCGGGCGCTGGTGCCCTCGCCTGCCCGGCGTGCGATGTAGGGCCGGTCTCCACCCCAGTGCTCGCGCACCTGGCGGTCCACCTGGGCGGCCAGGGCGGCGGTGAAGCCAGGGGTGAGCGCCACCACGCGCTGCAGGATGTCGGCCACGATGTCTTCACCGGCGCTGGCATCGTCCCATGGCATGCGCGGTGGCTCTTGGAGCGGCTGCGGGCCGGGTGCCTGCTGCGCTGCGGCGGGCCGATAGGTGGGCGGCTTGGGCTTGGGCATGGCGGCGGCTCAGCGCTTGTAGTTGATGGAGAACCGCGGGCGCGGGGCGGGCATGGGCGGCAGCGGCACGGCGGGCGGCCTGGGTGGGGCGGCCAGCAGCGGCGGCGGCGGTGGCGGTACGGGCGGGCTTTCTGGCGCGGCGTTGGTGGCCGCCTGCGGGGCCGGCGCTTCGACCTGGTCGAAAAGGCTGCGCTCTTCCACCCGGTGCTGCCACTTGGCCCAGTCGCCCTCTTTCCAGCGGTCAATGCCCGACAGGTGCGCGGCGGCCAGGGCGTAGACGGCGCAGTCCAGCGCCTCGTTGCGGCGGCCGGCGGGCTTGACCCACTCCAGGCGCGGGCGGCCTTTGACGTACTTGGTGACCAGGCGCTCAGCCGTCAGCTGCTCAAAGACCTCGGGCGGCAGGTGGCGGCTCAAGTGCACGTAGCCGGGGCCGGGCGCCTCGTTGCGCAGGCGGCCGTAGATCTCGGCCTTGGCGGTGTCGGTGCCGATGGGGAACAGCTTGACGCCGCCCTTGAGCTTGGTGCCGCGCCAGGACACGTCCTGGTCGGTGGCCTTGCCCAGGATGGCCTTGCCGGCCTGGCTCTGACCTTTCACCGCGTAGACGTGCGCGTGCTGGTGGGCGCGGGTGTAGGCGTACACCGCCTGGGTGTGGTGGCCGCCCGAGTCGATCATGCAGGCCAGCAGCGGCACGGGCCGGCCGCTGGCGTGCAGCACGGGGGTGCGGCGGTATTCGGTCAGGCGCGCCCACGGGCTGCCGGGCTCTTGCTCGCCCTGGCCGGGGTCGCCGTAGAACACGGCGCGGTCCACCAGCTGGCGCTCCATGCCCCGGCCCCAGGCCCACAGGTAGGCCTCGAGGCGGTCGCCCTGGGTGTCCACGCCCATGGTCATGACGAAGTGGCCCCAGTGCACCTGGCGCAGCGGGATGTCGGCCGCGCGCTTGCGCAGGGCGTGCTCGTCGGCGCGGTCGCCTTGCTCCTCGAAGGTCTCAGCCAGGCGGGTGTTGACGAACACGCGCAGCAGGCTGATGTCGCCCGTGCGGCTGGAGGTGATGGCGGTTTCCCACTCGGTGACCAGCGTGGCCCAGCTCAGCCAGCCCAGCGGGCTGTAGAGGCTGCTGAGCTGAAAGCCGCGGATGCGCCCGGCAGCGGCGCCGAGGTTGTCAGCCACCCAGCGGCCACCGGCCAGCATGGCGGGCTTGTGGTGCTCGCGGATCTCGGCGCCGCAGCTGCGGCACACGTAGCGCACGGAGTCGGGCAGCGCGCGGCCTTCGGCGTCGCGGTCCCACTTCAGGCCGTGGGGCTTGTCGGTGCCCCAGTCGAGCGGCTGCAGCTCTTGGCAGTGCGGGCAGGGTACGTGGTAGCGGCAGCGGTCGCTGGCCAGGTATCGGGCCTCGATTCGGCTGAAGTCTTTGGTGGTGGGCGTGCTGGTGAGCAGGCGCTTGCGGCGGCTGAAGGTGGACTGGCGGGCTTCGGCCAGCTTGATGGGGTCGCCCTCGCCGTCCACGTCAATCGGGTAGCCGTCGATCTCGTCCAGAAACAGGTCGCGCACGGGCATGGAGCGCAGGCCCGCGGCGCTGTTGGCGCCGGCCACGGCCATGAAGCCGCCCGCGAATTCCTTGAGCAGGGTGGTGTTGGCGTCATCCCGGCTGCGGTTCTCGCGCACCTTGCGGCGCAGCGCGGGGCTCTCCTCGATCATGGGCGCCAGGCGCTGGCGGCTGTAGCGCTTGGCCATGTCGATGGTGGGCTGCACGATCATCACCGGCCCGGGGTTGGTGTCCACCAGGTAGCCCAGCCAGTTGGAGCCGATGCGCGTCTTGCCGGTCTGCGCGCCCCACATCAGCACCACCTC